TCCGCTTCATTGCTAATAACAAATTTAAATCCTGAACCATTCTCTGCATGCCATTTTAAAACAGCTGGCTTGTATCTCTTTTCAACAGGATCACCGTTGTTAGCTAATTTTGGTGATGTTGTAAATGTTGCTTTAAATTCACTGATCCAAGCTTCATCCGGAAGAATTGTAGCGTTAGTTTCAAAGTCAATAACAGGTACATAACCAAAACGTTCTGCATATGCACGAACTAACTTGAGCAATTGTTTTTGCTGTATGAGCGGTTCACCACCAGTAATCTTCCATATTGCACCATCATGTAGCTTGCAATTATAGCCATTCTGGGCTATAAATTCAAAAATTTCATCAAATGTCATTCTGTTCTTTACAGACCAACTGACAAAACTATCACAACCATGTGGTGCATCTGCTGATTTAAAACCTTGACATGTTAAATTGCACATTGAAAGACGCATAAAAACAGAAGGTATGCCTGCATATTCACCTTCTCCTTCTACTGTGTAAAAGATTTTATCGTCACTTAAAAAGATTGTATTCTCGTTATCCATTTCAATATTATATCATACTTCTTGCAGAAATAAAGCATAAATAATCATAGATGTCGAAAAAAGACAGACAGCTTAAAAAAGCTGTAAAACAAGCAAAAGACGAGAACGGAATTATTAAAAACGATATCTTTCTTAATTTTAAGATTGATCAAAAATTTCATTTCAATGAACACCATAAAAGTTTTGTAGATAAAGGCTTGGCAGACGAATCACACATATTATTTTGTGACGGACCTGCAGGATCTGCCAAAACATACTGTGCAGTGTATGTGGCATTAACACTTTTAAAAGAAAAGAAGATAGATGAGATTGTTTATATCCGCAGCATAGTGGAGTCTGCTACCAGAAAATTGGGTAGTTTGCCAGGTGAAGCTGATGAAAAATTTAAACCATGGAGCATACCATTAGTAGAAAAATGTGATGAGCTTGTTGGCAAACAAATAACAAATATGCTATTTGATAGTGATTATCTTAAATGTACACCAGTAAATTTCTTGAGAGGATCCACATTCTCAAACAGTGTAGTAATAGTTGATGAAGCTCAAAATCTTGAACACAGTGAGCTTGTGACAATATTAACAAGATATGGAAAGAACTGTAAGTTATTTGTAATTGGAGATTCTTTACAATCGGATATACAAAAATCTGGTTTTGAAAAAATAATGAAAGCTTTTGATACAAATGAAAGTGGTAACAATGGTATTCATGCCTTCCATCTAACAGAAGAAGACATTACACGCAGCAAATTACTCAAGTTTATTGTTAAAGTAATTGCAAATATCAAGTCAAAATAATTATTCGAGCTGCTTAAGCTCTTCAAGTGCCTTGCGAATATTCTCTTGTGCTTCTGTGCTATAATTTGTCTGCATATTGTTAAAATTTAATACTGGTGTTGCAGAAGGTTTTTTGCCACCATCAACAATATCACTCATTTTGCCAAAGACATCCGATTTTAATTTTTGTATAATTGGATCTTTCTCTCTGTGCACCATTTAAACACTCCAAGATGTGCCTGCAAAAGGATTGCTCATGCCTTTGGTAACTTTAGTGCTAAGGGGTACACCCGAACCAACATTAGCACCGGCATTAACAACATTAACTTGTTCAAGAGATGGTTGTATTGTTGTTGCAATTGTATTGTTTGTTGCAACATGCTTATCTGCAGCATATGGATTATGATCCGGTACATGTTGATAGCCTGAGCTAACAATTGCAGAATTTTTATCATGCTCCCATACTTCAACCCTACTAACCCAACATCTATTACTAGTTATGCCTCTTACATGTGCATCAGCTACATCATAACACCAGTCTGCTGTTCTCTCAATACCAACACCTTTGTCCATGACTCTTAGATCTGCTGCACCTAAGGTGTGTAAATTTTTAAAATGATCTAGCAAAGGGTCGTCAGCTGAAATGCATAATGTATGATCAAATTGTTTTTCTAGGACTTGCTTGAGTTCTTTTAAACCACCAAAATCTACAACCCAGTTCTTTTCATCAAGATAATTACATTCAAACCAAAATTTTCCTATTAACCTGTATCCATGGATATATTTGCAATGGCTATCTGCTTTCCACTGTCTAAATGCACAACTTCCTAATTCAATTATCTTTGTACTTTCGTATTTCATGTTCTCATTATAACTACACCTTTATATGAATCAACTCTCAACATACCAATTCTTTATATTACTGTATTATTATAACCGAATTCCGAAAAAAATCAACTGTGTTTTTTAATTATGCAAGGTATTATTAAGGTGTACCTTTTATGGCATTGTTTACAATGGTGTCTATTGTCTGGTTAAAAGCGCCTGCCATTAGATCTGCAGTTTTTGCTACATCTACAGGTATGCCTAATTTTTGAAGATCATTTGACAAATCACGTGCAAATTTAGCAATTTTTTCATTCGCAACAGTCTTATAATAATTTGCTTTACCTGCAGTATAACCACCTTTCGGGCCAGAGCTAAGTGCACCTGCTACACGCGCACCAAGTCTATTCAATAAACCTTCTTCCATCTTCGAATAATGTTCTGTAATGTTGTAAACGTCTTTATTCATATTAATATTTATATAGCTTTGAGTGCTTTTAACCTGATTATAGCTTGATTATCTTTGGGGTTTGTTCTCAATCTTTGAAGAAGATTATTAATTTCTAATTGTTTATTATTATTTGCAGGTATGCCGGCTACACTACCAATTTGTTGTTGTAGTTGTTGTGGTTGGCCTCCTGCTGCAGCTTTTAAAGACTGTCCCAAAGCTCTTGGCGCGTTTGTTATCCTGGAATATGCACCAACACCTTTTTGTAATGCCTTAAACGGAGCTTGTGCAATTTTTGATAATATACCCTGCTGCTTGGGTTGAATATATGCACCAAAATTTTGTTGCTTCATATTTGGTTGAGTCTGTGTTGCAGTTTTTGATTGAGGTGCAACACCTGCTGCAGCTTTTCCTTGCGGCAGAGCATTTGCTTTTGCATTTGGACCCAGACCCATTTGCTGCCATTGTTGTTGCAGACCACTCAGGTTATAGGGACTTGGCGCGCGCTGCTGTTGTTGAGGCTGCTTTGGGTTAGGTATTCTTCTGGGTTTAGGTATTCTTCTGGGTTTATTATTAGATGGGCCTGCAGGTGGTGCAGATGTGCGTGGAGGGGTTGGTGGTGGTGGTATTTTCCCACCGCCTGCAGGAGCCACAGGAGCTGCTGGTACCGGCTGTGGTGCAACAGGGGCAACTGGTACCGGCTGTGGAGCCACTGGTTGTGGTGCAGCAGGTGTTGCTACTACTGGTGTTACAACAGGCTTTGGTGCCACTGACACCGGTGCAGATGCTGGTGCTTTTGGCACAGGTGCTGCTGCAGCAGGCGCAGGAGGATTTGCAGGTTTTGCAGGTGCTGAAGGTACTGTTTTATACTTACTGATAATCTCTTGATAATTACTCTCAAACTCAGACATCTTCTTTTTTGCAGCTGACTTTTCCCCTTGCGGTGCATTTGGGTCGTTTGCAATTTTATTCATTGTATCATACTGCTTGGCTATTTTTGCAGCATCAACAGGCTTTGTACTTGCAGGGGCAGGAGCTGTCTTGGGAGCAGTTTGTTTGGGCTGTAGTGATGGTTGTTGAGGCGGTTGCTGTGAAGGTGGTGGTAGCTGAGGCAAGGCTTGAGATGATGGAGGTTGCATTGGAGACTGTGGGGACTGTGTGGGAGGTGGTTGTGGTGATGAAGGTTGTGCAGGTGCTTGCTGCTGACTTGCATAATTACCTTTATTGTATCTTAAATCAGTCAAGTTTTTTAAAGCTTGTAATCTTGCATCTTGAGTATTGCCGGCAGCATTCATGTCTTTTTTTATTTGCGACATTTGCTTTAATTTCTCTAAGCCTGCAGATTGTCTCTTATGAGCCTCTTCATCTGTCTCACCATCCCTTTTTTCTATTAAGCGGTAAAATAAATTATTGAATTTGCTCATTACCTAGAATATACTCCTTGTACAAATCTTTTATGTGCATATCATTTAACCCATTGTCTTTAAGTATGGTTTCAATTGCTACAATATCAGCTAAATTGGCAATCATTTCACCTGCAGGTGCACCTAATTTTTGCAATATGAAAATCTTCAATCCTTCTAAACTATTATTTACAGGCGCTGCAACCATGGAGGCAGGCAGCTCAACCATGGGGTTCATGTCTTGTGCAGGTTGCATCACCACAATTGAAACAGAGCCACCACATTCTTGAAGCACATAACCTTCATAACCTGCATATGCCTTGAACGCATCATGCTCTTTGTTGAGAGGATCAAACTTTATGCGTATTCTCTTTAAATTCTGCGTTTTAGCAGTATTTTCGACTAGTTGATCAAATTTCATTGATTATAATATTTATTATTGAAAATTTAAAACCTTAGGTTATATTATGTAAATATGTCTAAGAAAGTATTGATTCCATACGCAAATCATAACCATCCTCGCTCAGAACAAGAGAAGAATGAGATTATTGATCATGCCGCAAAAGCTTATGAAGCTTATCTTGATGCACTTTGCATTGATTGGCGCAATGATCCAAATAGCTCCAATACACCACACCGAGTTGCAAAGGCTTTTGTTGAGGATTTAGCCTCCGGTTGTTACAGCACGCCACCCAAAGTAACTGCATTTGCAAATGTGGATCAATATGATGGCATTGTATGCCAGAACAATATCAAAGTGACTTCACTTTGTTCACATCATCATGCAGCGTTCACTGGCGTAGCACATGTAGCATACATACCTTCTCGAGATGGTAAGGTTATTGGTTTGAGCAAGCTCAATCGCATTGTGGATTGGTTTTCGCGCAGACCACAGGTGCAGGAGAATCTGACTATGCAAATTCATCAGCATATTGATCAGGCTTGTGAATTGAATAATGGCGTGGCAGTTATGATTGAGGCCAAGCATACTTGTTGTTCCAACCGCGGCATTAGACACGACTCTACCATGCGCACTGCACGCATGTCTGGTGCATTTCTGGATAACAATGACAACTCTCGTTCAGAGTTTTATAAGTTTATTGAATTTGCACAAAATAGGGATTAAATATGGATCCTTATTATACACTCAGGCCCCACCTTACCAAGACATTAGAGCACTAGATTTTACTAAAACAGTTAGATGTGTAGAGTTTGGTTCAGGAGATGGCTCAGGAGAAGTTTTTAAACAGTTTACGGAGCGTTACCCAAATCTTAAAGTTGTTTGTCTTAAATCTGACTTTAATTTAGCTGCACTACAAACTCACCTGTAAATGTTTCAATATTGTCAGCATTAAACGTAACTATATTGTTTTGAGGCCCTCCTGCTTCTGTAGGTGTTGGTGTCACAGTAGGTGTAACAGTAATTGTTGGTGTCACAGTAGGTGTAACAGTAATTGTTGGTGTCATAGTTGGTGTTTCAGTAGGTGTTACAGTAATGGTGGGTGTAACAGTTGGCGTTACAGTAATAGTAGGTGTTACAGTTGGTGTAGGCGTTAGTGTTATAGTTGGTGTCACAGTAGGTGTTGAAGTGACAGTAATTGTTGGTGTCACAGTTGGTGTCACAGTAATTGTTGGTGTCACAGTTGGTGTCACAGTAACAGTTGGTGTCACAGTAGGTGTAACAGTAATTGTTGGTGTCACAGTTGGTGTAACTGAAATTGTAGGTGTCACAGATGGTGTGACCGCTGGTGGGCTACTAGTAGGTGTCACAGTTGGTGTAACTGAAATTGTAGGTGTCACGGTTGGTGTCACGGTTGGTGTCGCAGTTGGTGTTATTGCAACTACCTGATAGCCCGTATCTGTATTGATAACATTTACTAATGAAGCAAGATTTGTTTTTTTATATTCTACACCATTAATAGTAACATAATTGTAGCTAGACAATGCTGCTATATTTGGTAGAACTATCATAATTACTGGCTATTAATATCAATAAGTGCATTTAAACTCTTCAAGAATTCCACGCCTAGCAAAACAGGTGTTTCATTTCTACTCCTATCAGCAATAGAGAACTTTACCTTATTATATTTTTTGCCCTTGAAGACAATATTAAACTCTACAATGGGTCTATCTTCATTAACACCTGATCCTATGTGTATCACAATTGTATCAACAATATTTTTAATTAACGGGAGATTTTTTGCTGTTGCAACAAATCTTACCTTGTTATCATTTATTTGTATATTTCGACCATCAAGAACGTTGAAAGCACTATTTCCTGAATCAGCCATGCTATCAATCGTGCCAACACCCTCAATAGTAATGGGTTCTATTAAATTTACTATGTTTTTTTCGTAGTAATAGTAGCAAAAAGGCTTCACCCTATTATTTATTGTTCTTATTGTATGAAAGCTTTGTAGGCTTCTCTATATATTCGCCCAAATGCTCAGCAAATAATTTTACCTGATCCACGATAATATCTCTCTCTTCACCCCTTAATTTCTTTGTACGCTCATATAAATCCAGTATAAAATCAGAGCTTATCTTAATATAGCTTACACCATCTTTGAGCTGATTTTTATGGTGAAATTTCACCTAAGTACTTAAGAGAAAAGTTGATAAGTCTACTATTTATTAAAAAATTTTATTACAGGTTTGTATAAATATTAATATGTACAGAAATGATATTGTAAATCTAAATAATGCTTTTATAAAAATTTTAAATGAAGGTACTGCAGATCTTGGTCCACAGGCAGATTCTCAGCAAGGTCTTTCACCTATTATACCTACTATAATTAAAACAAAAGAAGACGAAGAATGTGAGAATTGTGGTTGCGGTAATTCTGCTACACCTACTACCATTGATCCCGATGAAGTGGAGATGTCAAGAAGTGAACTATACAACACAATTCACCATGCTGTTAGTCTGTATTCAAAGCTCAAAACAATTAACAATCTTGAGGCTTGGGCAAGAGCAAAAATAACAAAAGCAGCTGACTATTTAAATTCTGTAAAACACTATCTTGATCATGAAGAAGTACAAAGTGAGCAAAATGAAGAACTAGATCTGTTTAGCGCCTTTGATAAAGGATCAACAGATATTATCGGTAAGCTTACTAATATTCTCTCTAAGGAAAGCAAAGAAAATCTTGAAAAAATTCTTTTTGAAGTTGTGCAGTTAATCGAAAAAAAATCTTAATAATTCATTCTGCCCACAGTTAATCCACCATCAACTTGATAAGGTGGGTTTGTAAGCTTGTCGTTATATGCTCTATCTCTATCTTTGATTAATTCTTTATTTATAAAACTACTCATCTCATTTTCTTCACTGCTCTGAATAGTAAGATGTTTATCAAAAATTTTTTTTATTTTGTCGTAATTTTTAATGTAAAGTTTTTTTATTAAATTTATTTTTTGATTATCATCCAGTGTGCTATAAAGATTGCGCAATTCTGATGCACTTTTAATATTTTTACCAAAAATTTCGCTGCCAAATTCTATAGTGGGAAATGTATATATGTAGCCATGCTTTGCAAAAGACTCCATATTTTCTTTTGAAAAATCTTGAAAATAAGAGGGTGTACCGTCTTTCTTGACACGTGCAAAGAGTGACTTTCTTGAAGGGTCTAGCTTCTCTTTATCGCTCACTGCAAATATAACTTTATCTTTTTCTGAGTTATATTTCTTGAGAATTTCTTCTGATCGAAACGGTGATTTTACTTCTATGATTTTATTAGGGTCTATTCCTGTGGATGAAATAATAAGTTTCTTTTCTTGAGCTGTAAACGGTCTTTCCTCAGTATAGCCTGTTATTGCAATATATGAATCTGCATCAGGAAATGTTTTTTGTATATTTTCAAAAATGCTTTTATGACCTAAATGAAAAGGATGAAAGCCGCCCGGAAAAATTACTATTGTTTTTCCCGCCGACTCAACAATAAAATGCTTCTTAAAAATGTTTTCTACTAGCAGATCAAATTTCATTTATTTATATCTATATCTGGATCGTATTTTCTTACAAGGGTAATAATTTGTGAAAGGACATCCTTTGCGTTTTCAGGATTTACATCCGGCATCTCTAGAATTGTATCAGTATCTGTAGTATCAGGCTTGATAACCAAAGCTTTCTTAAGAAGCCTCACAAGCATTGCTTCACCTTCTGAGGTTAGAGGTGCTGCAGAAGCTTGAGGAGTTGGTTCTGCGGGCGGCATGGATGCATCTTGCTGTTGAGGTTGAGCCCCCTGCACCGGCAGAGCTGATGCAGGATCTTGCTCATACAATGCTTCAAATTTTTTGAGTGTTTCTATGAATTTCATTTGATTGAATTTGCTACTGTTTTAATTTTACCTGCTAATTTACTTATCAAAGTACCATATGCTTTTTCCATATCTTTTTGTGGGTTACTGAATATACCGCCCCGAGCTGTATCGCCAGCTAATGTTTTAACCAAGGCAATTTCGGTGGGGTTAATTGGAGCGCCAAAAATTGGTTTTAATGCAGGGTTTTCTGCTTCTTCATCACTTTCTTGCGGACTAAAAACATCTACAATAGGTTTGCCGTCTTCATCCATATCAATAATATTGTAGCCAAGAGGGTGTTTACGCATCATGCAATAACACTTCTTCTTTGTTGAAGGGTGTTCATATTGATGAACTATCTGAAACTCATCTGCAACTCTGTCACATTCTCCACAATCCTCTGACTTTGGTGTAATATTATAGCCTTCATAAAAGGACATCAATTTTGATAGGTACTTGCTCACATGTATATTTATTATTTGAGAAGGAGTTGTTTTGACTTTATTGCATTAAAATAGACGTTAGATAAGAAGGTTAACCCGTATTTTTGTGAAAAAATACGTATTTTTTGAAAAGTAAACCTCTCGTAATTAGTCTTTTCGATTAAAGCTTTAATATTAAAGAGAATCTCTATACCCTTAGCTTCATTTTTCCTCATTAGATGAACAAAATATTCAAATGAATAACTTGTAATGAAGATCTTAATTGGAAGCAGTTTTGTTATTTTGCGGAGTAAAAGCTCAATAAAGAGAATGAGCTCTTCTTCAGAGACATACTTGTTGAGATC